GCGGTCAGGATTTCCAACGCGGTTCTCGTTCATCATCCGACCGTCCCGCTACTTGAGCTCGCCGGCCCGCAGGTAATCGCCGAACGTCAAATCCGGGTCGACATCGCGCATCGTCAGAAAGCGCCGATACCTCGCCCGGCCGGCGGCCATCGGATCGACGCGCACCGATCGGAGCGCCTCGACCTTCCCCTCGTCCGTCACCCTGAAGAGCTCGTCACCGCCGAGCGCCTCTTTCGGGCCGTAACTCTTCACCAGCCCGCGCCGCTCGAGCCCGAGCATCAAAGCGTCGCCAGGCCCCGCGCAATAGTGATTCCGATACGACCGGCCGGCAGCTTCCGCCAGCGACTCGGCGACGTCCGGTAGCCCGAGAGCGTGACGCAACGCGCTAGCCTCAGCATCCGTCAGCGGCTCGGCCGCGGCGACGTGTTCGGCGCCCTTCACCCGCGCCACCTTTCCACCACCCAGCGCCGCAGCGCCGACACCGCGACCCCCAAACAGAACCCGACCGCCAGCGCGAGCCCCTCGAGCGCGAGCACTACCAGCCCGAGCCGCGCGACCCCCTCGAAATCGCCCATCACTGCGCCCCCTTCCCGGCCCCGCCCAGGTAGCGGGAGAGCCACAGATTGAACGACGGCCGATGGATCTTGAGCGCGACCCCGGGAGCCTCGACGACGGCAGACGCGAGCCCGTTCTGGTGCCGCGCCTTGAGCAGCCGGTAAAGCGTCGGCCGCGTCAAGACCGACGACTCGGCGACGATCTGCCCGACCGTCCGCAAGTCAACATGATCGAACGCCACCGCCGGCCGCCTCGTTTCACCCTTCGCCGCCATCGCCGCCCCTTTCCCGGTAGCCGTAGAGCTCCCGCACCTTCCGCACGTCGTCGAGTAACGCCTGCGCTTCGGCCTGTGCGGCTCGCTCGTACCCCTCCGACCAATCCTCTAGCCGCGTCCTCGGGTCGAGATAACTGCCGATCGGATCGGCCAGGTTCACGAGCTCGGCGACGCACCAGTCGACCGGATTGGAGCTCGCCGCCACCGCCTCGAGCTTGCACCGCCAGATCCCCAACTCGAGCCACCGCGGCGAGCCGTCAAGCCACCCAGCTTGACGGCGCCGCACCCATGCCGCCATCGCGCCGGCCAGCGCCACGACCGCAGCCCGCCCAGGGTCAAACATCGCGCGACACCCTCACCGCGACCCCGGGGATTTGGTCGGCCCAGACGTACCGCTTGCGCAGCACTTGGTCGACGATCCGCGCGTCGTCGACGTAGCACAGCCCCGAGAGCGCGTCGCCTAGCGCCCGCATGAGCTTGTCGAGATCCGGTTTCGTCTCCGCCGCTCGCGCGCCGAATCGCGGCAGGATGCCGCCGGCAGCTCCGTAGTGATCCAGCGGCCGGTGGAGGAAGAACACCGCCTCGACCTGAACCGCACCCGAGAACAGGTATTCGTCACGCTCCAAAGCCCGCCCGACCTGCCGCGCGATAGCGTCGCGTGCCGCGATCCGAATCGACGAACACCAGCGTTTCAGGAGCTTCGCGTCGGCCTTCACGACGACCCGCCCCTGCGCGCCGACGAACGCCACAAACGACCCCTTCGGCTGCGGCACGCCGTCGACGCGAAAGACGAGCGAACGGAACTCGGGCGGGAGTTCCGCAGCTCGCCGCGGTTCGCGCTTCAATACGAGCCCGCGATGGTTTTCTCCTATCGTCGCGACCCTTTCGTTACCCGTGGCCCCGCCCGGCCGATCGCCGGCGGCCGACGCCGCAGCGGCACGCCCGCCACCCCGCCGAATTCGCCGGCTTCCAAACTTCACGACTCGGCCCCCTTTCCGGCCGGCAGCGGGAAACCGCACCTCGAGCACCTCACGGCTCGGACCTCCACACCCGAAGCGCCGCCTCGACGTCCCCAGCCTCGAGCGGGTCGTATTCGGTCCGCCGCCGCCCCGCGATCCGCTGCATCCGGTTAACCGGCGCGTCGAGCAGGTCCCACGGCAGCGAGCGCCGCGACCTCGACCCGACGAGAGCCGCCACGGCCAGCAGCGCCAGCGTCACGCCAAGAAGCCACGCCGCCGCGGTCACGCGTCACCCCGCGCCACTGCGCCGGCGACATACCAGGTCCAACACTCAGACTCCGGCGAAATCGAACAGAGCCGCGACGGCCCACGAACGACCCGCCGCGCGAACTTGAGATCCGTAAGCAGCAGCGAAACCTCGATCGGCTCGCGAATCATCGGCATATGAGCGTGGATCTCCCGAAACGTGAGCCCCGGGTGAGACTTCACCACCGCCAACACACGCGCGAGGTTTGCTTGCCGCTTCCCGCTCGACGAGTGCCGCCCAGCCGCGAGCGCCGACGTCTCCGGACCGTCGGCCCGGCACGACGGCCCGACCTCAAAAAGCGTCGGCACATCTTCGCGGGCTCCATCCGGCCGACCGTTCATCGCCGCACCTCGCGCTGTCCGAACGTCTCCCGCATCCCGCCAGCGCGCCAGCGGCGCGAGAACGCCGCGCCGGTCAGCAGCCCCGGAGACTTGCAACTCGGGCGGCCTTGCTTCGAAACGAGGTCGCGCGTCGTCCCCTTCGACTGCGCCCGCCGCCACGCCCGCCGCTTCCGCCGCATCATTTCGGCTCCCTGCCGCGCGATGCGCCGCCTCCACTTGCGCATCGCCGGAGCGCCGCGCCGCAGCCGCTCGAGACGCTCCTCGAGCTCGTCGGTCGCCGCGTTGTCGCTGGCAAGCCGCTCCGCCTCGCTCGCCTCCCGCTTCGCCTTCCCGGCCAGCCACCGAACCGCGCTCTCCGCGAACTGCCGCAGCCCGTGAAACCGCCGGAACGTCCCGCCAAAACCCTTCATGCTCTCGCCCCTTTCTAGGCCGGCTCGAAACGCCAGCCGCGAAGCCTTCCAATGGCCACCCCGTCGCCCCCGTCACCGACGCCGCGACGCCGCTTGTCGGCCGCGCCAGCGGTCAACCCGTAGAGCTCGCCGCCGCTGCGGTGGAGCTCGTACACCTCGGGCGGCCCGACAGACCCGCGCGGCCCGACCCCGACATAACGGCCAGACGCCACCCCGTCGAGCACCTCGACGACCGGCCGGTCCACCGGAACGACGAACGGCCGCCGAATGTCTGCCGGCGCGTCGACGCCACCCGCTCGCCGCTCCACTTCCGCGACGAGCTCCTCGCCCCAATCGCCGGCCCGATCCGCCCCGCCCGGAGCCTCTCCCGTCTCGCCTCCCGAGCTCGGCGCCTCCGCCTCGACCGCGACCGGCGCCGGCGGATCTTCGACGAAGAGCCCGACCTGGCCGAACTCGTAAACCTCGCTCGCCTTGTCGATCTCGCCGTCGAGCCTCTTGACCTCGCGCCGCAGTTCTCGGACCTCCTGCGACACCTCGACGAGCCGGCGACGTAGACGGCCCCGCAGTGCCGTGAGATCGGCAACGCACAACGCGTTCGCGACGTCGCGCGGCTTCGTTGGATCGCTCACCGTGCCCCCTTTCAGCGCCCGAACGGGGCGACGCGGCGATCGGGCCCGGCCAGCGGCACCACAACGGCGCCGGCAGCCAAGCGCGAACCGACCCGCGCGTCCGCCCTGTAGATTTCCGAAAGCGTGAGATTCGACGTCACGACGGTAGCGAGCGCTCCCTGGTAGCGAGCGTCAAGCACCGCCCCGACCTGATCGGCCGCCCACTCGGTCGCCGGCTCGGTCCCAAGGTCGTCGAGCACTAGCACCGGCACACGCGACACCAGGCGCCACAACGGCCGCGCCCCACCGTCGCCGAACACCCGCTCGGCGGCGAGCTCGCGCGGCAGCGTCCGGCAGGACTGCCACGAAGACCAGCGCGGCGGAACATCGCCACCCGCGACCGCGATAGCGAACGCAATCGCGGCTAGGTGCGTCTTTCCGGTGCCGGTGGGGCCGCAGAGAAACAGCGTCTCGCGCGGATCGTTCGCCCAGGCGAGCACGTCGGCCGGAATCTCGCCGCGCCACGCCTCGAGCGTGTACCCGCGATACCTCGCCGGCACTCCCGCCGCCTCGAGCCAGCGCGCGACCGCCCGCGCCCCCTCGCTGCCCTCCGCCGACTCGCTGAACGTCGCGCGCGTGCAATCCCAGCAGGTCGCCGCGTTCAACTTCTCGAACCGCCGCAGCGCCGCGCCACACCGGCAGCGCCCCTCTACCGGCTCATGCAGCCACGCCTCGAGCTCCGCCTCGCCTTGCACCGCCGGCGGCACCCCAAGCCCGACGGCATCGCGCAGCGTGACCCGGCCAAAACCCCGCCGCCCCGTCTCGTTCATGCCCGCCCCCCACTGAGCGCCGCGAGAGCCGCGGCCGTCTCGGGATCGCGCGCGCCAGCGAGAGCCGCGGCCGTTCCACGCCGCGAGCCTTCGCGTCCCGGGGCCGGCGCGTCCCGCCAGAATCCGCCGCGCACCAGCTTTTCCGCGCTCTTCACGAACCGCCCGCCGTTCTCGCGCCACGCGCCGCTTGCCGCGTGCGCGAGAACCGCCCTCCGGAACTCCTCGAGCGGCGGCAGGAGCGACCGCATTTCGAACAGCGCCCGCGCTACGTCGAACTCGGCCCGGAAGTGAGGCACGTGCTCGCGCAGGAGGTCGAGATACCGGCCGAGCAACTCCTCGGCCTCCGCTTCGGCGAGCGACTGAAACGGCGTTTCGCTCGCGCGCGCGAGAGTGAGCGTAAGCTCACTCTTTCTCTCTTCTAACTTCTTAACTTGCGACGAAACGCGTTTCTCCTCCGTTTCGCCCGTTTCGTTCCCGACTTCGCCCGTTTCGGAAGCGCTATTGAAACGCGTTTCATCCGCGTTTCGTCCGCGTTTCTCGGCCTTTTCGCCGGACCGCTTCGCGGCGTCGGCGCGCCACCGCTTGAGCCGCTCCCGATCCGCCGCGCGCCGCTCTTGGAATCGGCCTTGAGTTTCGTGCCAATCGTGAAGCGACACGACCCCGCCCGCGTCGACGTCAACCCAACCCGGCAGGCGAGAGCTCGACAACGGATCGCGCCCGCCAGCGTCGACGAGCGCCTCGAGAAACTCCACGGGATCGCCCGGAAACTGTGCCGCGGCCGCAATGTCGGCCGGATCGCTCGGAAGCACTCCCGATGGTGCCCATTCGTGCGCCCAGCGCCACAGGTTGACCACGTAGGCCCAGGCGAGCGCGTTGCCGAGCCTCCGGCATAGCCGGACCGATTTCGGGTGAGCCGGCATCCCGACTTGAAGCCTGATCCACAGCCCGGAGCCGCTCCCTAGTCCAGCCATGCGCCCCGCCCGTGCCGATGGCACCAGACAACCCAACCGACCGCGACGACGACGCACACGACGAAGACGGCCGCCCCGAGGTATTGCTCCGGCAGCCAGCGCCCGAGCGCGAGGTCGCCAAACACCCCGGGAAGCACCGCCCCGAGGTCGACAACGTGACCGCGCCGCGGCGTGGCGGGAAGACCGAGAGCCCGTGCGCGCTTGGCGCCACCGTCGGCCGGCCGGGAGGATTGCGACGCGGAAACGGCGCCCGGACTCTCGCCGGCGGACTTCGCGGCGGCGACGGTGGCACCGTTGCGGGGATTCGCAGCGCCGAGCGGCGCCGCGAGCACATCACGACGCGGGGAGGTCACGACGACCGCCCCGCGAAAACGAAACGATCGCCAGCGGTACAAGCCCGAGCCACGAACTCCGCGGCGAGAATCTCGCGGAACGCCGGCGACAGGGAGTAAGCGAAGCCACCCCAACCGCTCCGCTCGCGATCGACAAGACCCTTGCGAAACAGGCCGGCGAGAACAACCGACTCGGAGCGAACGGCGCGTGGACCGCCGGCGAGGTCCCACGCGGCCCAGCGCCGCCCGTCGAGCGTAGCGCGAGCGACGCGCCCCAGCGTTTCCCGCTCAGCAGCGGTCAACAGCACGGCCGCACCTCCTCGACCCACGCCTCAAGCGGCACCCCGTAGGCATCCCGGCACGCAATCGCAAGCGCCACCCCGGCCGTGATCTGCCGCACCCTCCCGCTCTCGATTCGCGACAGCGTTTCGGCCCGAATTCCGAGCCGAGCAGCGGCCGCTCGCCCGCTATCGCCCACCGCCTCCCGTCGCCGTCTCAACTCCACCCCGCCGCGTGTCCGCATCCCTAACCTCCGGTTCACGCATTAGGCCACCGGATCGCGCTATCTGTCAACCCCCGTCTCCGGATTGTCAGCCAAACCCCGACAGCGACCCGCGCCAGCCGCCCCTTGTCGCTGCCCCGTTGGTTGTGTTATGTCTACACAATGCCCACGAACGCCACTATCTCGCGCGCTCTCGCGCTCATCCGTTCCCGCCGCGGCTTGACCTTCGCCCAGGTTGCAGAGCGCCTAGGCCAGCGCGACAAGAGCGGCCCGCACGGGATCGAAAACGGCAACCCGCGGTTGCAGACGCTCGAGCGTTACCTCGCCGCCCTCGAAAGTAGCTGGCGGGAGCTCGCCGACACCCTCGACGAGCTCAGCGGAACGCGGCCGGCAAGCCAACTGCCCGCGGGTTCCCCGCTCCTCGACCACCTCGCCGAGCGTTACCTCGAGCAGCGGTTCGAAGCGCTGCGGCATGACCCCGCCTTTCGATCGTGGCTACTCGACCAGCTCGCCGGCGGCACCACCCGAGCGGACGATCCGGCCACCGCCCAAACGGGCGGCAAGACCACCCGCTAGCGGGTTGCCGGTTCGCTGGACGTGTCGCAGGGTGGCCCCATGCAGACACCGCCGACCAGCCACCCGCTCCCATGGTTGCTCGCCCAGCACGTCGTTTCCCTGTTCTCGTTTGCGCCACGCTGCCCGGCGGGTCGACTCGAACTGACCGCCCTTACCGCGGCAGCGCTGGCGGTCGCGTTGCGCCAGGCCGCCGCGTACCAGTGCCCGCACTGCCCCGGCTGCACTCATGCGACGCCGCGGTCCCCCGCGTCCTAGGCGCGAATCCGCCGAAAAATCGCGAAGAAAATCGCGATTCCCCCGCGTTCCCTGTTGACTTTCGGCCCGTTGCGTATTACGATTGCCACAGATCGAAGGACACCAGACAGGAGCCCGACAATGACCACCCGCAAGCCCCTCGCCCTCATCCGCCGCACCGCCGATTCCGACCGTTGGCACATCGCCGACCCGACCGAGCTCGTCAACCCTTACCGCGAGTTCGACTCGCGGGAGGCTGCCATCGGGTTCGCGCTCGCCGCCGGCTATAGCCCGACGTTCGACGATGAAGAAGCGTCGTTTACCGCCGATGCCGTCCGCGTCCTCTCCCGAATCACGACCCGCGACGAATCCGGCACGCACTACACCGCCCGCTATGGCCGGCTCGAACTCGACGCGCTCATCGCCGATGGCCTCCTCGTCGAAACTCGGCCCGTCCACGAAGCGACCGGGCTCACCTACTCGGAAGAGTATTGGAGCGTGGAACTGACCGAATCCGGCCAGAACCTCGTCGATCGTCACCCCGAGTATTGGGACGAGCGCTGCTAGCCGAGGGAGTTGCCATGACCAACGAACAGCGCCAAGCCGCCCGCGTCGAGTTCGTCACGCGCCACGGCTACACCGCCGAGACGATCGCACACGACCGCGACCGAACCTCGATTCGGTTCAAGCGCCCAGCCGATTGCGTTTTCGGCTTCGTCCACTGGCGCCGCGGTCAGGTCGAGCGGCCGTTCGCTAAGAGCGCGGCTTTCCTCGGATCGTTCAGCCGCGACATGCAACTTGCCTATGTCGAGCGGCTCCCGTGAGCCCGCGACCGGCGCGCCTCGACTCCGGAGCGTCCGCACGAATCGTGACGTTCCGCCTCGACGAAGCTGGGTTCGCTCGATTGCGCCGCTACGCCGAGCGACGACACCGCGGCTCGATTTCGGCCGCGATTCGGTTCGCCGTCGACGACACGATCGCCCGCAGCCGCTCAGGGATCGCCGCCGAACTCGACCCGCGCGCCGGCGAGAAGGTAGAGCCCCGAGCTACCCGGGCGCCACGCGTGCCCGCCCTCGACGATCGCCCGCACGCGGCCCAGCCGCAGGCCAGTAAACCGCGCGCAGACGCGACCCTCGGACGTCCCCGGAATCGGCGACGCTAGCGCCTCGAGCTCCCACTCGCGGCGCAATTCGAAAAACGGCCGCGGTTTCGGGAGCACCCGGACCGCGACCGCCCCTCCCGGCTCCCGCGTGACGAGCGCCGAGCCGCCAGCCGGCAGCCGCGGCAACGTCACCTCCTGCAACGCAACCTCCGCCCCCGCGAACCCTCCCGGGATCGCGGAGCCCTTCGCGTCGACCGGCACCCCGGCCGCGTTGACGGTCGCGACGTGCGGCGCCGCGTAGTCTCGCCGCACCTTGTCGGCAACCCGCGGCGGCAGCGCCGGCACCGTCAGTTCCGGCGCGATCTTGACCTCCGGCGCCGCCGCCGCCCTCGACGTCTGCACCGCGACGACCGGCCCCGCCGGCACCGGAGCCACCGGCAAATACCACGCGACGAGCTCGACCAGAGCCGCCGCCACCACCACCGCAAGCGCCAGGCCGCCGAGCCACCCCGCCCGCCCGAGCAGCTTGCTAGCCGCCGCTAGGCCGCGGGAAATCGTCCCCTGCCCCTGTTCGCTTCCCATCCGCCACCACCCCTCCCCACGAACCGGCGATCGTCTCGTCGACGTCGCCGGCCGTGTCGTCGTTACTCAACAACTCGCCCGCCCCCAGGCCGGCCGCCGACCGGCCGCGCCGGTGAATCACCACCGCAGCGGCCGACGTGATCCCGACGAGCGACGCGTAGAACGGCCACGCCTCCCGCCACAGGTCAAACGCCCGCCGCCAATCGCCCGCCGCAAACACAAGATGCACGCTCGCGAGCAGCACGCCGTAGGCCGTGAAGGTCCATTTCGGCGGACCGGTCCGCCACGCGCTTTCGCGGCGCCCGCGCGTCAGCTTTCGGCCCGTCGAAGCCATCCGCCGCGGTTCTCCCTAAGCCCGGAGTTCGCGCGCATGAGCCCGAGGTAATAGGCCCGCTGCGCCGCCCGGAACGACGCGAGCAGGACCGCCGGCGGCAACACCCGCACCGCCGCCAGCGTCTCCGGCCCGATCTGACCGTCCGCCGCCACGTTCCGCCGCCCGGCCGTCCGGAGGCACCCCTGCAGAAGTTCCGCCGCGACCTCTCCCCCGAGGTTGACCGCCGTGTCAAACACCTTGACCGCGAGCACCTCGTCGACCGCCGCGAGCTCGTCGCAAGAGCACGCCCGCCAGAACTCGCGCAGGTAGAAATCGGCGACCATCGCCGAGAGCTCGACGGCGCGCGGCCCGGCCGCGAGCGACTGCGGGAAGCCCGGCCCTCGCGCCGCGTCGACGATCGCCCAGCCGCCCCAGCCCGGCCACTTCCGACGCGCCACCCCCCACACCGTCTCGCCGCCAGGGTCGGAGCTCCGGTTACTGTAGAGCTTCTCGACGTCGAGCACCCGAGCGAGCGCCGCATCGAACAGCGGACCGCCCGCGCTCATCGCCCACCCCCGAACAGACGCCGCAGCGCCTCGAGCAGCCGCGCGAGAGCGCCTCGCCGGCGCCGCTGCCCGCCCCCAGGAGCCACGATCGCCGCGGGAGGCACCACCACCGGCCCGCCCGCGGCGGGATCGGGCGCCGGGGCTGGCGCCGGTGCCGCGGGAGCGGGAAACAGAATCGCGAGCCCCTCCGGCCCATGGGTGTAATCGAGCTCGAGCTCGCCGCCGTCCGTCACGAGCTCGACCGGACCCCCGAACTCGCGATCGTCGCGGCACGCCACGATCCGGAGCCGGCCGCCGTCGAGCTCCTCGACGGTCGCCGAGCCCGGCCCGATCCATTTCGGCGCCGGCTCCTTGTCCGAGCGATAGCCCGGGTCGGCCCGGAGCGCCCGGATTCTCCCGGTGCCGCGGTTCTGAAACATCGCGTAATCGTGCAACGTGGAACTGCCCCGGCCAATCGGCGAGACGGTCCCGACCTCAAGCGAGGTACGCCGCACCCGGAACGGCACCTCCGGACGCCAGCCCCGCACCCACTCGAGCGCCTCGAGCGCCGCCCCGACGTCGCCGTCCCGCATCCGCCGCAGGATCTCCACTTCGACGGCCGAAAGCCGAGCCCGCCCGCCGTCGCCCTCGAGCTCGCCGAACCGCGCCCGCAGACTCGCGACGACGTGCCCCTCGTCGGTCACGTCCGCGGCACTGCGCTTGCCCCGGTTAAACTCGACCACCTCGCGCTCGCGGTCGCCGAGCTCGAGCTCGAGCCAAATGCCCGCCGGACAAATCGAGGTGTACCCCCACCACTTGCCGGCATCCGGCCCGGAGCCCCGCCGAGAATCCGACCGGTCACCGCTCCACGCGACGAATCGACCGCCCCACGGGATCTCGGGACCGAACGCCTCGACGACACCCGCGGCACGGTCGAGCCGGTCGAGCCCGTGATCCGAAATCTCACGGCCAAGCCGCGACGTGCAGGCCGCCGCCGCGTGCGCCAGGAACGCAAGCCGCCAGCCGTGAAGATCCGCCGCCAGGTCGTCCCACCCGAACTCGAGCGCCAGCGCCAGCGCCGAACGCTTGCCCATGTAGTGCCACCCTGGATAGGTCCTCCCGAGCAGCTCGCGCCCCATGAAATGCTCGCGGCTCCACGCCAGCCGACCGAGCCCCCACTCGCGCGCGAGCCCGAGCCGGCGCCGCACCTCGTCGCCCGACACCGGCACCGCTCGCCCCCCCATGCCGCGCGACAGGTTCGCCCACCGCCACAGGTCGAGAGCCCATGCGAGCTCGGGAAGGTTCTCAGAAGGAAACTCGGAGACACGCTCCGGCTCGAAATCTCCCGCATAGACCTCTTCGTCCGGCACCTCGCCGCGGATCGCTGCCCGTAGCGCCGGAATCATCTTGACTTCGCCGCCCATGTCACCCCTCCCCTTCGCCCTCGTTACCCGCGAACCCCTCACCGCGACGGCCGGACAAAAGCCGGCCCTCGATTCTCGCCAAGCCCTGCCGCAGTGCCGTCAACTCGCGTTGCACCGCGCCCCACCGCTCCACCTCGCGCGCGAGCTCGACCGCGTGCGAGCTCAGTTCGCGCCGCAGTTCGGCCGTGTCGCGTTGCAGCACCACCTCGACCGCCTCTCGATCCCGACGCATCGAAAGCAAAGCGCTCCTGAGCTCTGCCAGCCCGGCCGCGCTTGCGTCGGCCACCACTTTTAGCGCCGCGGCCCCGCGCTCCTCGACCCTCCCAAGCGCGCTATGGGCGTAGGCGAGCACCACCGCCGCCACCACGCCGAGCAGGCCGCGGATAGCCCAGGTCCCCCACTCCACGACGTCCGGGTGCGCTGCGGCAATCGAATCAAGCGACATTCGCCTCCCCCCTAGAGCTTCTCAAGAAACGTGTAGGACTTCGAGAACCGCCCGGGAATCGCCGTCGCCCGCGCCCGCTCGAGCGGTCCGACGTTGCACCAGGCCGCAGCCAAGCGCGCCGACGCGTCCGTTTCCTCCGGACAGAGCGACACCCACACCGCGCCCCGGGCTCCCTTCCGCCAGTCGATTCGCTCGAGCAGGCCGAGCAGCTCGGCGCGCGTCAACGCCCCGAACGTCACCGGCAACACCCGCCGACGACGGCCGGCCGATCCGAAGTCAGCACCGCCGATCGTCTCGCCTCCCGTCGACAGATCCTCGACCCCCAGGAAATCGCCGAGCGCCGGAGCGTATTCGGTCCGGAACGCTGGCCCCGCAACCGCCACGCCAGCCTGCACGAATCCGTCAGGGTTGTTCGGGTCGCGAATCGCCACCGCCAGCCGCTGAAGCGACAGCCCGCCGGGAATCAGCACCTCGAGCGAGCGCTGCGGCTCGAGCGCCACGTCGGCCGCACTCGTTCCGCCGAACTGCGAATCCGCCGCCGCCGACGGCACCGGAAGCCAACCCGAATCGAAGTCATGCCCAACATTGTCGACCTCGGCGACCCACACGAGCGAATCAACCGAGAGCGTCGCGGCGGCCTGCCCCCACACGATCCGCACCTCTACGTCATTCGGCGACGAAATCACGCCCGGCCAAACGAACCCGAACACCTGGTAATCCGTCGTCGCGACGACGGCCCCCAGCGTGCCGACGAGCGACCCCGCCGAGTAGAGTTGCACCGTCACCGTGTAGCCCGCCGTCGATGCCTTCGCTCGGAGGTAGAACGCCTGCCCGTTCGCCGTCCCGTTGAACAGCCCGGCCGACGGATCTTGCATCGTCGCGTGAAGGTAGGAACTCACGCCCGACACAGTGACCGCCGTATCGTCCGGAGCGAACGGCGAATCGGTCAGCCGCGAAACCGTCCCCGTCACGCCCGAGCCGGAGATAGCGGAAGGGTAAAGCCGCTCGAACTGCATCGCGTCGCCGAGCGACGCGTAGAGCTTGCCCGCGACCTTGAAGGTCGCCGCGCTCGTCAGGTTGTGATTCACCAGCGCGAAGAAGTCAACCGGCCAGTCGTTTCCACCTCCCTCCTGAGCCGCCAGCCCGAACGTCCACATCGTCTCCGCCGGATCGACCGAGAGAATCCGGGCGACCTCGCCCGGATCGTCGCTCGCCAGGTTCTCGGGCGGCATGTCGGCGGGATAGGCCCCGGCCGCGAGAATCTCCACCCCCTCCACCGAACAGACGTTCGGCGCTCCACCGATGTAAGCCTTGCTCGGCATCACGCAGCCCCCCAAAGTACAAGCGATTCGAGCCCGTCAGCCTGCGACCCGCCGCAAGCGAGACAGACGAAATCCGCACCCTCTCCAAGCCCGAACCGCCCGATTTCCTCCCCGCGCGCGTTCCGATCGAGAACTCGCAGCGTCACGACGTCGAACCGGTCGAGCGTCGCTGCCGACACGTCCGCCGCCACCTTCCACGCTCGCCGCGGCGCCTTCATCCAGGCGAGCAGCCGCACCGCCTCCGCCGCTGCCGCCGCGTCCGTCGTCAACCCCGTCTCGACCACTACCTCTCGCGCCCGCGGCTCCTCGGCGAGCGTTTGCGGATCGATCCGCGTGACCGACCGCCACCGCTCGGCGAAAAAAGCCTCCGTCGACGTTCCGACGATCGCCGCGGCCCGCTCGTCGACCGAAAGCACCCGATCGCACGGCCGATAGCGCACCGTCACCGACCAAACCGGCAACTCGACCGAGACAGGCTCGAACCCGTTACGCCTCCGAATCTGCCGCTCGGTCACGACCGCGACGGGCGAGCCGGCAACGCCCTCGAACCGCTTCACCGCGAACAGCCCCGACGCCCGGCGCCGCCAGGCCACAGCCCCGACCGAACCGAGCACGAATGCCAGCGCGTCGCGAAGCGAGACGCTCTCGCCGGCGCGCGCGTAGAACCCGACCGCCGAACTGTTCGCCGTGTTGAGATCCGAGAAACTCGACGTGTCGAGCCCCGCGGGATCGGCAAGCGGGGACCGGCCGCGCGCCGTCACGATCCGCCGCGCGACGTCCGCCGCGGTCGAGACGTAGCCCGATCCGCTCGCGTCGCCGAGGAGCGAAACCGTCACCGGCTTGTCAGGGTTCGAACCCAGCCGCACGAACGAGCCGCCCGAGTAAATGAGCGTGTCGTAATGGCCCGACGACGCGCTGCCGGCCAGGAACGACGCGAGCGTCGTGTAAGCGGCCCCGAACGTGATCGCGTTCCCGCCGGTCGAAACCCCGACGATCGACGAAACCGCAGTGTCGGCAACCTGGTAAATCCGCGTCGGCGCGTAGACGAGCACCGGCTCGACAGCCTCGCGCTTGCCGAACGCGGCCGGCTTTTCCTTGCCTTCCAGGTCCGCCCCACCCTCGAGCGAAAGCCGCCACGTCCCCGACGTGATCGTCCCGTTTGCCGGCGAGCTCGTCGCATCGGTCGCCGTTGTTCCCGTCCCCTCCTCGAGCGAGAGGCAGAGCTTGAGCGTCGAATCTGCCGCGATCTCCGCCGCCGACAACTGCCGGTGCCTGAGCGCCTCGATTTCGTAGCGGGTCAGCACGCGGGAGAACACGAGCAGCCGGTCGAGCGTCATGCCGGCCGACTTGCCGCCCGAGTGTTCGCCGATCCGGAGGTTCCCGTCGCCCGCCGTCTTGCTCGCCGACGAGAGCGTAACCGTCGAATCGTAGACGAGCCGCCCCGTGTCCTCGCGCCACGCGTAAAGCCGCAGCGTCGACCCGCTCACCGTGGCCGCGATCGTGAGCCGCACCCCGGACGGAACGGCCGCCGCGACACCCGCTAGCGACACGTTGGAGTTTCTGTATAGCAGATACCCCGACGTGTTGAAGAGCAGCGCGAAAGGGTAGGTCGTCGCCGAATTGTTCCAGCTCAGGACGTAGTTATTCCCGGCCAGGGACTCGAGCGACAGACTCGCGACGATCGAAACGTCGCCCGTAATGTTGACCTTCGACGGCGCACCGAACGTCACGACCGACGACGCCCCAAACCCGAGCTCCCATGTCGAGCCCGAGAACTTCGCGAGCGTCAACGGATCGTCGAGAAAGCGCTCGCCATCCCGAACCGCGATTCGGACCGAATCCAGCCCGGGAAGCGCTTGGTCGGCCTCCCCGCTCCACACCGCCACCCGATCGGGATACTCGAGCCGGCCGCCAGCCCAATAGCCGACGAGCGACACGTCGACGCGAGCGCCCGACCAACGGTAATCGGTCGCCAGCGCGTCGAGATCGCCTTTCAGCGACCCGAGGACGAGCTCCCCGCCCTTCGCCCCGGCAATCGCCCCGACGGTGCCAGGTACCACCGACTCGAGCGCCACGTTAAACGCGTTGACGAGCCGCCCGAGAAACAGCGCGTTCGCCGGCGTATCGCCCGGACGTGTCGACCAACCCTCGGTCGCGAATCGCAGGACTTCGACCGCTCCGGTATCTCGACGACGCGGGTAGAGCTCGACCAGCCACACGTCGCGCCGTTTCCGGTCCGCCATGAAGAGCACCGCGCTTTTCGCCATTCGCTCCCCCCTCCGCTACGCCACGCCAGCGAACCGCCGCCGCGTTTCGTTCGCCGCCTCACGCTCCGACTGCGCGAGCCCCTCGAACGCCGCAGCGATCCGGTCGAGCCGTGAATTCGTGGCGTCGATTCGCGTTTCGATCCCCGCGAACGAGTTCCGGTCGATTGCCGCCGGCACGATCGCCGACGGATTGCGGAACGGCAGCACGTCCGCCGCGTTTCGTCCGCCGCGGCCGTTGCCCAGCCCGCCGCCGCCGGCCCCAGCCCCGCCGCCAGCCGCGCCACCGCCAGAACCCGGGAGCGGGAACGGCACGATGTTTTGCCCCGTGATCCCGGCCAGAACTCGAGCGACCCACGCGAACCCGTCCGCGTACTGCGACGACGCCGTGCCGTATGCGTTGGCGAGCTCGGCGAGGTAGGACCGCAGCACGTCGGGCAGAGCAGAAATTGCGTCGGCCCGCCGCGCGTCGTTCGGCCCCATCGCGGCGAGCGCCGCCACCGCAGCCTGCGCCGCGTCGGTCGCCACCCCGAGCCGCTGCATCCCCGTCAGCGGCGAAAGCGAGCCATCGAGAAATAGCGACCGCTGAAAGTCAATCAGGCCGGCAATCGCTCGCGCCATCCGCTCCGCGGCCTCTTGCTGCATCTGTGCGGCTTCCTCCTGCCGCACCGCAGCCCAATAGGCAGCGTCATGCTCCGCCCCGCCAGTCGCTCCGGACCCGCCCGTCGTCGGATCGAACGCCCTCGCCACCCCGAGCAGCCGGTCGAGCTCCGCTAGCTGTTCTTCCGTCAGGACGCCCAGCGTCCGGAGCCGCTCAATCTCAAGCTGCCAGTTTGCGAGCTTCACCTGCCATTCGATCCGCTGCAAAGCGAGCAGCGCGTCCTGATCGCCGACCGCTTGCGCAATCTGACCGGCAAGCGAGGTAAACAACTGCCCCCCGAGCTCGGACGTGATCCGCCCGAACTCCTCCGCCGACAACGCGAGCTCCGCCGCGTGATCCGACAGAAACGCGAGCGTGGCGCCGATTTGGTCGTAGCGGCGCCGGATCGCGTCCGACGCCAGCCCGAGCGAGCCCACCGCCTCCTCGCGGAGCGCCGCTTGCCGCGCGAACTCCGCCATTTGCACTTCTTCAAGCGACATGCCGAGCTCGTCGTAGGTCGCCCGGAGCGCGTTGTTGGCCTCGTACATCTTCCGGAGCTTCGTGAACCAACCATCATCGGCAAAGGACGAAATCGCCCCGAGCGCTTCGTCCCGAGCCGCCGCGGCGCGACGGCGCCGCTCCTCCTCGGCGCGCGCCGCCTCCTCCGCCGGCGACGGACCAGCCGAGCCGCTCGGCGCGCTCCACCCGCCGCCGACGTTTCCGAGCCCGTCAATCGCGCGGCGGATCTCTTCGTCGCTGATTAGCTGCGGGAGCGCGTCGAGCATCGTTCGCGACGCGGCGAGCGCATCCTGCACGGCCGCCAACTGAAAAAGCGCCGCGCCGAGGAGCGACACTTGCCCGGCGACCATCTGAGCCTCGGCGCCGAGGATCTCCCCCTCGACCTCGACCATCGCCGCGTGAGCCCTCACCCGCTCTCGCGCGAGCTCGAGCCCGGCCGTCGTGATCTGCCCCTCGGCGGCAAGCGTCGCGACCTTCGCCTCGAGCTCCGCCTCCTGCATCGCTAGGTCAATCTGCCGCGTCTCTTCCTTGGCGCGGAGAATCGCCAACTCAGCGTTATAGGACGCCGCTTGCCGCCTGATCCGCTCATCCTCGCTTTCTGAAATGCCGAGGATCTGATCGCGGATCGTCGCGAGGTTTCGGCCAAACGCACCGACGACGAGATCCTGCCCGAAACCAAGATCGACGGCCTCGCGCATCTGAGCCGAAAACTCCCGCATCGCGTCCTGAAACGCCTTGCCCACATCGTCGAGCCGCAGGTCGTCGAGATACTGCGCGAAATCCAGCGTTTCGCCGAGCCGCTCGAGCGACTGCCCGTAGGAGCTCTCGAGCGCTTGCTTGACGGCCGGCCCGATGCCGGAAAATTCGCCCTGCCGGAGGATCTCCTGCAGCGCAAACGACGTCGCCTCCCCCAAATCCTTGAACTTGCGTTCGACCGACCCGACCCACACCTTGACGGTATCGTCACGGATCTTGAACGACACTTCGGGGATGCTCAGGAGGTTCGCGCCGAGCTCTCCTAGAACCTGCCGCAGCGACTCGTCGAGCGCGGTGCCGACCTGCCGCAGGAGGTCGCCGAGCCCGCCCTCGTCCTTTCCAACCATCATCGCGACGCCGGTAACAGTCTGACGCAGGGTCGCGAGCCCCTCATCCGCGCCCGACTTGACCAGGCCCCCGAGCACGCCGCCGAGCAGCCCGCCGATTACCCCGCCAATCGGACCGAAAAACGACCCGAGAGCGCCCCCGATCGTCGACCCGATATCGCCGTAGTCTCCCGACCGCTTCCCGCCGAACTGCGACGACCCGCGATCTCCGCTCCACCACCCGAACGACTGGCCCATCCCGCCAATCTGAGATCCCGTCGCGGCGCCACCCGCGACCCCCTCGGCCGTGAAGCCCTGTTTCGATCCGGCGGCCGTCCAAGCCTTGTACGCCTGCACGACCTGAGCCGTCAGAGCCGCCGCTTGCTGTACCCCTCGCCCGAGGTCGGCATCGAACCGCGACAGCACCTCGCCGGCCATCGAAATAGTCGGCGCCCAGGCCGCGAACGCGTCGAGCGCGCGTTCGGCCTCCTGAGCCGTCCGCGCCGCCTCGAGCGCTCCGCTTCCGTCCGAGTGCCCCGACGCCGCGGGAGCATCCTTGATTTTCAACACCTCGAGCGCCGCGGCCTTGTCGAGCGCCCGGTCGAGATCCGCGAGCAGAACCTTGATAGCCGCGGCCGTCTTCTCCGTCGAAAGCCCGGCCTCAATCGCGCTCTGCAGACGCCCCCAACCGTCGGCGATCTTCGCCTCCGCGGCAAGCACCGGGTCGGCCGCCGCGACCAACTGCCCAACCCAAGCGATAGCCGCCTGCCCGGCCGTGCGCTGCGCTTCGGCCGCTTTCTGTGCCGCCGTCGTGGCGATCTCCCAGGCGCGAGCCTCAGCCGCCGCCGCCTCTTCGGCCGCCTTCTTCCGCGCCGCCGCGGCCTTCTTTGCCGCCTCCTCGACCTCCTCGGCATTGTCCGCCGTCTTGCGGGAGTTCGCCTCGAGCAGCGCGTCGAGCTCGGCGAGACTCTTGCCGGCCGGGTCAATCCCTTGATGTTTGAGGATGTTCTGAGCGTTGCGCAGCCGGTCGACCGCGCCGCGGTTCTCGTCTACTCCGGCCGTCCACTCCGCGAGCCCGCGAAACCAGCCTTGCACCTTCGCGTCAACGTCGAGCCCGGCGAACTCTTTCAGCCCCTCGATTGCCTTCCGGGTCGCGGCGTAGAAAGCCGTGAAGGTCCCGACGCCCGCCGACACCTTGCCGAGCATGTCGGCCCACTTCGGCCCGAGCCGCTCCACCACGTCGCCAACGTCGTTGATAGAGCCCCGCTGCAGGTCGCTTTCGGTCCGGGCGCTCTTGATCTTGTCTCGGACCTCATCCTGCACGTTCTTGTAATCCGCGACCCGGCGGATGTTGGCGTCTAGCGCGTCCTCCATCTTCCGGAGGTTTGCAATCGCCTCCGGGGATACCGGACCGCCCGCCGCCTCCGTCTCCTTGATCGCACGCCGCAACGCCTCGACCTGCGCCGCGGCGTGGTCAGCCGCCTTGCCGGCCCGCGCGGAATTGCTCTCCGCCGAATCGGCGAAACGGTTCAGCGACGCCGCGGCGGCGATCGTCGCCGCCGCGATCTTGTCGCCTCCCGCCTTGACTCCATCGCCGAGCTTTGCGACCTCCGCGCCGGCCTCTTGCGACGAAAGCCCGAGCCGCTCGAATCCCTCGACCGCCTGCGCGAGGTCGCCCGACTTGATCGCGATGCCGATAGTTACGCTCACGCGCCCGCCCTCTCTTCCGCCTCAGCCCGCGCGCGATCCCACGCCGCGCGACGAGCCCGCCTCAGCACCGAATCGGCAACATCGAACAACTCATGCCAGGCCGACCGCTCCCCGAGGTCGGAAACCCCGGCAGCCTCGAGAGCAACGGCCCGCTCAGCTAGGAAACTCGTTCCGAACTCGTCGCGAGCGAGCCGGAAAGCCCACGCCCGAACCGGCAGGAGCTCCGGCCAGAGCTCGGGAACGTGACGCCCGAGCACCGCGCCCAGGCGCTCGACGTTCGAGCGCGAAACCCCGGCCGCAAGGTCCGCAGCGGCGAGCCGCTCGACCTCCCCGGCCGCAGCTTCGCGCTCGAGCTCGTCGAGCGCCGGGAGCGCGATCGTTTCCCACTCGAGCGCCTCCGTCAGTTTCCCGCGGCTTCCGCGACAACCTCGGCGCGGTAGAGCTCAGCGGCCCTCGACTCCTCGACCCACCACTGCCGGATCGCCCGCCCGAGCGGCTGCTTGCCGTAGGGAAGCCCCTCGTCGACCCACTCCTCGGAGCGCAGGAGCTCGAGCGCCATCTCGGGAGAGTACGGCACCGGCTCCCCCTTCTCGTCGGTCAACCCGCGCCAGCCGGCAGCCCGCGCCGCGTCGAAGCGCTCGTCGTCGCCGTTGACCGCCAGAATTGCCGCCGCGTCCGGCTTGAAATCCAAGACCGCACGCTCGAGCGCCTCCTGCCCCTTCGTCTTGTCCTTGGTCACCTCGCTAACGAAGGCACCCCTCACAACAGCCTCCATCGCTCCAACCACCATCGGGTTTCGGAGCATGAGCTCGTCGCGCAGCTTCGCCAGCGCGGCGCAGCCATCGCGCCGAATGTCGACACTCCACCCGAGCCCCCAGGGATCGGTCACCGTCCGGACGTCTCGAACCGCCCGGAATCGCGCTTGCAGGTTCGTCAGCATCAGGAGGTCGCCCGCGTCATCTTGCCGCTGACCGTGAAGGTCACCGAATCGGTCACCGCCTGCCCGACCGAGCCCGACAGCGGCTTCCAGTTCGAAATGCAGATCGTCCCGCCGTACACCGGGTTGCCGGCCGCCGCCGCCGCGTCCTGAGCCTTGAGCGTGAAGGCAATCTTCGTGCCGAGCGCCGCCCACATCGCCGCGTCGAGCGTCGACATATCCGCGTTCTTGACGAGCTCGAGCGTGAGCTTCGCGGTCAACATCCCGACCTCGAACTCCGACCAACCCTCGGACTCGAAATTGGAGACGTCCACCTCGCTCCCGGTGATCGCCAGGGTTGCCCCGCGGATCTGATCGTCGTAGGACGCCGTGGCGAGCGTCACTCGACCGCTCTTGATAATCAGCTTCGTCGCCATTCCCAATCCCTCCCTCGCTGTTTACCTGCCGTTGCCTACCGCACCGCGACCACGACGAGATAGCCCCACGCTGCCCCCGTCCCGCCAACGGTCCGCGAAACTCTGAAATAGTCGTCGGTGATCGGCCCCGGGATCTCCACGTAGTAAGACCCCGGCGCCGTGAACTGCGGCACCGTCGCCCGCGTGACCGGTGACGCGAACCCCGCCCCGTTGTCGCTCTGAATGAGAAGGTCGAGCGCCGGGAGCGTGCCGGCCTTGTCCGTCGCCGACACCGCCACCACGAGAACGCTACCCGCCGGAACTCCTCCCGGGATCTGTACCGCCGACCCGTTGCCGGTCGCCGGCCCGCTGCCGCCGGCAAAGAACTCGAGCACCTTGCCGCGACTCAGCGGACCCGACGGCTTGAACGCGAGCATCCGGCGCCGAACGTCGCCAATCTTCATTCCGTCCGTGTAACTCGTCCCGGCCGCTTGGCACATGTAGGCGACGTCACCGACCGCCGGGAGTGCGCCCCCGGGAGCATTCGCAACCGCCACGATCGGCACGCCCCGGACTCCGACGCCCTCGAAAAGCGCCTTCTCGGTCAATCCGTCCGGCGCCGCGTCCCAATAGCCATCGAACGAAAGCCCGGCATTCAACAGCCCGACCTCGTAGTCCGTCCATCCGTCGCCCTCGAAATGCGGCACGGCGACCTCTTGGCCCTGAACCGCGACCTCGACCTTGTTGACCGAGCTCGAGATTCGAAGGTGTCCGACGAACAAGCCGGCATTCTTGAGAACCCACCCCATCGCGCTAGCCCCCCTTCCGGCCGCGTCGCGGCTTGCCGTCCCGAGCCGTCGCCGATCCGCGCCGCGGCTCCTCCTCCTCCTCGAGCTCAGCCGCCACGAAACCGCCGTCGAGCAGAGCGACCTCGCGCGCCGGGTCGAGCTCGCCGGCGGGAATGATCTCCCCGGCACGCCGCGGCCCCCAATCGCGCAGGAGAACCCAGCTCCGGACCGTAACAACCTCCTCCTCCTGCCCGCTCATCCCCGCACCTCCTCTCTCACGAAAACCGCACGAACGGCACCACCCAGCGCCGACCGTAGAACGACCCATCGGCAGAGCGCGACGCGCCGCCACTGAACCCGCCAGCCAACCACGTAACCGCCCCAGCCCCAGCGCCGGCAAACCGACTCGAGAGCTCGTCGCCAATCTCGCGCGCGAGCTCGTCGCCGGCCCGGCCCTCGACCCACACAATCGCGACGAGCCGCCCGTCGACCCGCACCCCGCCGCCGAAATCCGAGAGCTCAGCCGGCCGCGGATAGTCGAGATCGACCTCGACATATGCCGCCGGATCACTCGGCGGAGCTTGCGGCGACGGCCGCGGCCCCGACGTGTTCGGCCAGAACGTCGGCCAGGCGAAGCCGGATAGCACCTGCCCGGCGGCGAGCCGCTCCTCCGACCAACTCACGACAGACCCTCCCCGCCAGCGCGCGACACCGCCGCCGCGATGATCGCCTCCTCCTCCTCGGCGACCCGGCGCAGCACCTCGAACCGCACGCCGAGCGGCCGTTGATAGCTGCCAATCTGCCGGCCGGCCCGCACCGTCACCGACCCGCTCTTCGTCCGCCGCTTGTGCGCTCCCGCGTAGGTCGGCGCGCCCATGTCGGCGACGATCTGAGCGTGCGGGGCGCGGCTTATGACCTTCGACCCGCGACCGGCAGCGATCGCCGCATCGGTCCCGGCCCCGCTCTCCCACGATCGCGCAAGCGAAACGTGCCCAGGCCGCGCCGCGGCCGACAACGCCACCGGCGACAACTGAACCGCGAGCTCGAGCACCCGATCGTGCATCGCCCGGTGAACCTCTTGACCGAGCGTTTGCACGAACTCGCCGGCCAGCGCCGGGAATCCGTCCGCGAACTCTAGGAGCGACCCGAACTCGACGGACAACCCGCCCCGCGCGTTCGAGCTCACGAATCCGCCCCCCGCACCACCCCTAGAGCCCAACGGACGACCTTCCCGGCGCCGGCCGGCGCCGTTGCCGCTACGGTTTCGATCGTCCAGACCTTGCCGCCGTCCTCGACGAAATCGCCAGGCACCGGCGCGGCTTCACCGTCCGCGACAACGTGATATGTCCTCGCCAACTGCCGCACGGAATCGACCTCGCGGCTTTCGATCGCGTCGGCAATCAGCGCCCGGAGATACCGGGAGACGTGACCTGAAACGACCGAAACCGCGTCGCCTTCCGCCACATCCCCGGCCAGCGGGTTCGCGAGCTCGAGCGTGACGGTGGCGCCGCTCGCGAACACCGCCTCGGCTGCGAGCGTGTAGGTCCCGGCGAGCGGCCCGATGTCTACCTCGGCGCCAGCCGGCAACCGGCCGACCATGTAACCCGACACGACGAGCGAGCTATCGCTCGCCACCGCGTCGGCCGCCACGGTAAGGACCGTCACCCGCTCGCCCGACATGCTCGACACCAGGCGCGCGGAGCGCATGAGCCGCACCTTGAGCCCGTCGCCGAAATAGCCGACGGCGAGCTCGGCGACGCGGCGCGCAGCGCCCGGAAAGCGACCTCCGCTCATCCGACAAACCGCCACGGCCGCAGCGCCGCGGCGACCTCCGGCGACAGGACCGCAACGTCGGCCGACTCGCGCGCCCACGCCGCCGATTGACCCTCACTCGACAGGCTCACGAGCGCCGGATCTCCGCGCATTCTCCGCGCCCACGCCTGAACCATCGCCGCCGCGAGCACCCCGGCCAGCCCCGGCGGCAACACAACCGCCGACCGCGACACGAGCTCCGCGTCTCCGTCCGTCACCTCTTGCCCGGCTTCGTCCTCCGGCCACGCCGGCTCCGTGCTTCCGAGCTCACCCGCGACCGCAACCTCGAACAGCCGCCCGCCGCCGGCACTCCGGAGCGTCGGCCGCACGAACTGCCCGACCTTGACCGCCGCGCCTGCCGACCAATCGACCAGCGCACCCGGCAGCACGTAACCGGCCGTGTAGGACACTTCGACCGTCGGCTCTCCGTTGCCGTCGAGAAAGTCAGCCGGCCACCCCTCGGCCCGCCAAATCCGCCCGCTCGACGGCTCGGAAACCTGAACCGCGACGGCCTCGCCGGCGATCGTCACCGCCACCGACTCCGGATCGACCGGGAAATTCAGCAGATCGACGAAGCACCGCTGCAGCCGGCGGCCGACGAGCGCCTCCCGGTAACCCTGCCGCGCGAGCGGGCGGTCGAGCTCGCGCTCGACTGCCCCTGCCACCTCGTCGGCCAACTCCGCGAGCACAGCGTCGCGCGCCGCGTCGACGTCAACCAACCCGAGACGCGCTTTCACGCGCTCGAGCGCAAACGGCGACGGATAGCCCGACGGCTTGACGGTCGCGACTCTCACCGGCCCCCCGGCCCCTTGCCCTTGCGCTGCCCGCCGGCGACCTCCCGGCTACCCTCACCGATGCCGCGCTTCGCCGTCTCGACCTCGCCCCGCGGCGCCGGACCGGGAGCCCGCCCGGCAGGGACGACAGCCGCCACACCGGCAGCCGCCGGCGACGAACGAACGAACGCGCCGGCTCTCTCGAGCCGCGCCGCCAGCTCCTCGCTCCCGATCGTGACCCGATCTCCCGCGGACGCCGCGAAACCCTCGCACGCGGCCGACAACACCATCCGCCCCGACACCACCATTGCAGCCCCCCTATCCCAGGAAAACGGAAACGCTCGAGACGTCGCCGTCCATGTCGACGTGAACGCCTTCGCCGGCTACGAAACCCTCACCGCCGAGCGGCACGAACCAAGCGCCGACCACTTCCGGCGCCGCGAGCTCCACCGCGACCCGCGGCAGCGGAGCCCCAAGCCCGTCGGCATCCGAAACCGTCACCGTTCCGCCCGACGTGCCGTTCGTCGCGAAGTAGACGCCGCGAACGATCGCCGACCGTGAGCCTGTGATTGCCCCAGGGCTCGAGAGCATCGCGCACCGCAACATCACGAGCTCGCCAGGATGCCGACGCCCTCGAGCGCCGCGAGCGCCGCGTTGAACTTGCCGACGAGCGCGTCGTATTCGGCTTTGGTCGGGTTCGCCCCGACAGCCGCCGCAGCGTCGGCGATCGTCGCCGCTTGCGTCCCCGAGTTCGGAACGATCTTGCCGCCCGTCTTGACCTGCAGCACGCCGCCGGACTCGACGACGAGGGTATCGCCGCCGTCCGTCTTGTACACTTTCGTTTGGATCGACATTTCACGCCCCCGAAAAAGAGCGGCGAGCCGGCCGCAGCCACGCGCCCGACCGACCCGCCGCTAAGCCCTTCTCTGCCCTGCTACGCCTCTCTATTCGTCCGCGGGAGCGTCGACCGCCACCACCGCGACGACGCCCTCGCCGTGTTGTGCAGGCTGCAACTTCGCCCGAACGAGTGCCACCATGGAGGAAATGGCCGCGGCGCCGCCCGCCCGGTTCACGACCGGCCGAACCCAACGGAAACGCGGATTGACCAGCTCGAGCACCACAAGCTCGCCAGACCCTCCCGGCACCGACGCCCCGAGAATCTGAGCGAAGCCCTCCGATGCGGAAGTGTTCGACCCCTCCAGAAGGGTCGCGTTCCCCGCTACGTCGTTGACGAGCTCGACGAAGAACGCCACCCCATGCGACCCGGCCACGTCGACCGCATCGCCGGCCACGTCGTCGCCGGTGCCGGACTCGACGGCACCGGACAAAATCGCGATCTTGTACTCCTGCGAAATGACCCGCATCGCCGGCCCCTAGCCCAGCTTGACGCGGGCGAAAGCCTCGCCGAGCACCGGCATGGCGTCGACCTCGGCGCGGCCCAAGAATCCGACCTGATTGGTCAGGGTGTAGAGCTCCTCGAGCCGCTGCACTTCCAGGTTCAGCGCGTCGGCGATCCAGTAGTAGCGCATGTCCCCGACCACCGCCACATACTGCCCGGACGTGAACGTCGCCGGCGCATACTCCGACACCCGCAACGGCCAGCCGAGCAGGCGATCCGGCATCCCGGGGGTTTCGGTCAACGCCAGAATCGGCTTGCCGTCGCCGTCGCGGATCTCCGCGCACTTCTGAGCGAACATGCGCGAGCCGACCCACTGAGCGCCGGCCCAATAGCCGGCCTTGAGCGAATACTTCGCCGCGAGCAGACCCAGCCACGTCGGCGCCGTCGCCGTGTTGTTGGTCGAGACGTCGCGCGAGGTCGGAATACCGTCGGCCGATGCCACGAACAGCCCGAGCGGCTTCCCGGTCCCGTTGCCGAGCATGAACGCTTTCTCTTCGGTGACCCCGAACTTGTAGGACATTCGCGACAGCACCAGACCCACCGGGTCGATTGCCGCCGAGCGAATCAGCTTCCGACTGACCTTGACGAGTTTGCTCAGGTAGTCCGGCTTGAGCTCGCGCTTCCCGACCGTCAGCCCCGTGTCGGCCGTCGCCGCCTGAACTTCCGTCGTCCAGTCCGCATCGTCCATATCGACATCGAGCGACACGACGCCCAGGCCCTCGCCCGAAAGCACGCGATGTTTCGTCGCCGCCTGCCGAATCCAGAGCGTAGCGTCGACCGCCTGCAACAGCGCAGCCACGAACTCCTGCGGCGCCCCGAGGTATCCGGCTTGCGTCGCCGACCCGAGCGACAGATCCCGCGACTCGGCTGCCGACAGCGCGCCGTTACCGCCGCGGAGCCACGCCCCGAACGCCCGCAGCCGCGACTCGCCCGCCGCGCCGTCACCCCCGCCCGACCCGCCCGGCCCCTCGGGAGCGGTGCGACGCTCCCCGATCGCCTCGAGCGACCGAGTGAGCGCGGCCTGCGCCTCGAGCCGCTCCACGTCTCCCCGGAGCTCCTCCGCGTCCCGATGCATCCGGTCGAAGGTCGCCCGCTCCTCGCCCGTGAGCTCGCGCCCCTCCTTCCGCGCCGTGTCGATGATCTGCCCCGCGTCCTCCGCCAGCTTCCGCCGCTGTTGCAGCTTCTTCCGAATCTCCGCGACCATCCCCGCTCCCTCCCGTCCGTTGTTGGATCGCCGCGGCACCCAAAAGAAAAAGCGCGGGAAACCGTCGGCTTTTGCCTAGGCAGTCCCGCGCTCGAACTCGGCGCGCTCGGAACTAGCTGGCCAAAACCTACACCCGCTAGCCCCATCTGTCAACAAATCGCGGCAGCGTTGCCCGATGCCGCTACGGCACCCGCATTTCCCACACCTTGAGCGACCTCGCCAGAAGGTCGGGCGACAACCCACCGGCGCCCTGCACTGCCGGAGGAGCCCCGCCGCGCTCCCCGGTCATTCGCGCCCGCTCCTCGAGCGCCCGCTCGAGCCCGAGCTCGGTTTCGGGATACCAGGGGAACGTCACCGGCCCGACGTCGTAGAGCTCCGCGCACCGGAGGAGCGTTCGCTCCCACACCCCGTCGCCGCCACGCTCCCACGTGCAACCGCCCTCCGGCGGCAGAAGGAACGAGAACGACGCCCCGGTCACGTCGCCGCGCTCGAGCGGCGCGACCCCGACGTCCCAAACCGCTCCGGACTGCGGCGGGAGGCAGTCCATCCGCAACCCGTCCGCGTCGACCGAGAGCGCCAGCGTCCCCGACGTGGTGCGCCCGAGCACCCAATCGGCCGAATGGTTGAACAGGCCGCGGACGTCGGCCCCGAGCACCCCGTCGAAGAAGCCCGGCGCGATCCGCTCGCGGAAATCGTAGTAAACCGGACTCCACACGTTGAACCGCGCGACGTAGCCGACGATCCGAGCCTCGCGCTTCCCGTCCTCTCCGGCGGCCCGCCGCTCGAGCCGCATTGCCGCCGACGCCGCAGGCGTGAACCTGCGCAGCACTCCCTCACTCGCCTTCGGTTCGCTCATTGCTCCTCGCCCTCCCTCCCGAACACCACGGCAGCCGACACGGCAGCCCGTGAACTTCTCCACTCCTCGACCCGCGCAGTCAACGCCGCGCCCCAGCCCTCGCCGCGCGCCGCAATCTCCTCGACCTGCGCGAGCGACTCCGCGCAATACTCGGACGCGAACCGCGAAAGCGACCTCTCGACGCTCGCCGGCAGACACCACCCGAAGACGTCGCTCACGTCCGCGGCCTCCCGCGCCAGAATCGGCTCGCTCACCTGGTAGAACTTCCGGACCTGACCGAGCGGCGCAGCCAACAACGGCGAGCCGCCATCTTCGCCGGCGAGACGTCCAAGCGCCTTCGCCTCGCGCGCGATGAACCTATCGACCGCACGCCCGAACACCCGCCGCGCGGACACGAGCGCCAACGTGACCGCCCGCGCCGCTTCTTCGCCTCCCACAACCACCGCCGGCGCAGCCTTCGACGCCGCCGGAGGAGCCGGCAACCCGGCCACCGCCATATTGACCGGGTGAAGGTAGAGCGTCCCGGCGCCGTTGGGAAGCGGGTTCTCATCCTCGCTTTCGCGCACGTCGTCGGCCGACAACCACCCCCATTGCCGCCCGATCGCGTAGGCATCGAAACGCGACTTGAGGTTACCGCGGAGAAACCCCTTGACCTCGTGTTTGACGTAGAGATCGGACCCCGGACCGAAAATCTTCCGATTGATCTCCTGTTCGAACCGAATGAGCCACGGGAGAAGCGTGTAGCCGATGAACTGCAACGCGAGCTCCTCGACGTTCGAAAACGTCGCGTGGGTCAGGTCCCCGAGCATATAGAGCGGGATTCGGTAGATCCGCGCTATCTCCTCGTTCTGGTAGCGGCGCGTTTCGAGAAACTGCGCCTCGTCGGGCGGCACGCCCAGCTTGACCCAATCGAGCCCGCCCTCGAACACCGCGACCCGGTGCGCGGCCTTCGGCCCGCGGTGGGTTTCCTCCCACGCCTCGCGAATCTTCGCGCGCGACGGATCATCCAGCTTGCCGGGATACTTGAGAAACCCACCCGGCTGCGAGCCGTTGCCGAAAAACGCAGCCCCGAACGCCTCCGCCGCCAGGCCAAGCGCGATCGCCTCGCGCGCCATCGAAACCGGCGAGCGCCCGCGCAACCCATCAAACGAAAGCCCAGGGACGTGCAAGACGTCCTCCGCTTGCAGCGTCACCGTCGGCCCCGAGGAGTTCGTCACATCGTAGACCAGCCGCCAGGCGCGGCGCCCGGCCCCATCCTCGACCTCGACGCGCCGCACCGTAACCCGGTTCGGCGCGATCGGCCACACCTGCGCCAGACGGCCGGAGCCGTCCCACACGAGCTCAGAGTAGGAGTTCCCCCACAGCGCAACGTGCGCCATCTGGGTTTCCGCCAGCGTGAACGCCGACATTTCCGGGTTAGGTTGCTCTCCGAGAATCCGCGACTCGTTCCGCTCCCGCGCTCGCTCTCTCCCGTTGCCGACGCGGCGAAAGACTTGCAGCGGCAACTGCGCGCGGCTCTCCGCCAGAACCCGCACCGCGGCAACGATGCTCGAATAGTTCATCGCCCGGACTTCGTTGACCTCGACGCCGGAAATCGTCGCCGGCACGCCGAACGCCGACTCGACCCAGCCCTCGGGGTTGTCGAGCTTCCCCCCGTGCAGCGCGCTACGCAGCGCCGACGCTGCCGTCGCGAAAATGCTCATCCGCTCTCCCCTTTCCGGTCGGCGAGGTCGTCGACGAACAGGCAAACGCCGAGCACCAACGCCGCCAGCCCTGCCGCGATCCATCCCGACGCGCTCATTCCCCAACCCACCGCAGCCCCGCCGATGCTCGACAACACCGTCGCCACGATCGCCTGCGCTTCGCCCGCTTTCACCTTCGGCACGATCTCCCCTCCTATAGCACCAGCACCCGGTCGCTCTCGCCAGAATAGGGACCGCGCACCGCCACGGTGCCCTGCGCCGACGCCCGCCCTATCGCCATGAGGAGCGCGACAATCCCGTCGATTCTCCCGCCGCTCCTCGACTTGTCCGGCTTCGTGTTGCCCGCCGCGTCCATTTGCACCTTGACGTTCGACGCCATCCACCGCAACGCCGGATTGCCACCGTGCGCGAGCGCCCGCGACAGAATGATCGACTCGAGCGCCCGCATCGCTGGCGCCATGCTCGCGAATCCGAGCCGGAACTGCACACAATCGAAGCCCTCGTTCTGTAGGTCCGCGATGATCCCCGGCGAGCCCCACGGATCGAACACCACCTCGGCAACGTCGACTTCATCCCGCACCGCCCGCACGCCCGCCTTGATCCACTCGAAATCGACCTGGTTTCCAGGGGTGGCGGTGACCACGCCAGCCTCGACCCACGCGTCGAGCGGGATTCGATCGGTTCTAAGCTTCGTTTCGATCGTGTCCTCGGGGATGTAGAGCCGCGAATCGACGGCCCAAAGGCCCCCCGGCTCCTCCGGCGGAACGACCGCCACCCCGGCCGCGAAATCGCGCGTGCTTGAAAGGTCGAGCCCGATGTAGGCGCTCCGCCCCGCCACCTCCGACAACGGCAGCACCCCGTCGCACCGGTCCCACTCGTCGAGCGATAGCCACGACTCGCTGCGCTCCGTCCAAATATTCAAATGCAACCGCCGGAACGCGTTCTGCTTTCCCGGGATCGCCTCCGCCTGTTTGGCTTCGCGCGCGAGATACTCCGGGAAGACCGATACGCCGAAATTCGGGTTCGCCTTCTCCCACACCTCGCGTCGCCGCCAGTCGTCGCCCTCGTCGGCTCCCGCGACATAAGACAGGAAGGTCGGATCGTCGACATGGCCCTCGAGCACCTTGCGCGCGTATTCGTGTTGCTCCCAGCAGACCGACTCGCCGCCGTGTCCCGACGTGGTGATCGCCCACAAAAAGGGTTGCTCGCGCGCTCCCATTGCCGTCTCGAGAACGTCCAAAACCTCGCGCGTCTTGTGGGCGTGGAGCTCGTCGACGACGACCCCGTGCGGCGATAGGCCGTCAAGCGTCTTGGAATCGGCCCCGAGAGCGACGAACGAGCCGCCGTTATCCGGCGCCGACAGAACCGACCGGTAAGGCACAATCGAGCCGCGGAGCGCCGGCGACGCCTTGACCATCCGTTTCGCCTCAGTCCACACGATCGCCGCTTGGTCGCGTTTCGTCGCTGCCGAGTAGACCTCTGCCCCGGCCTCCCCGTCGGCGACGAGCAGCACAAGCGCGACCCCCGCCGCCATTTGCGATTTCCCGTTTTTCCTCGGGATCTCGACGTACACCTTCCGAAAACGCCGCAGCCCGCTACGGCAAATCTTCCAGCCGAACGCCTGCGCGAGAATCCATTGTTGCCACGGCGAGAGCTCGAACGGCTTCCCGGCCCACTTGCCCTTAGAGTGCCGCAGGAAGCGCGGGAAGAAAGCCAGGACGCGATCCGCCGCGGCCCCGTCGAACCAGAACTCGCGGCCTCGCCGCGGCTGCGAGCCGTAGCGCTCAAGATCCGCGAGCGAACGCTCGCACGCCAGGCGAACGAGCCGCGAGGTCGGCAGCTTCCCGGCCGCGACCTTCTCCGCGTAGGTCAGCCACTCCGGCCGCTTCGGCACTACTTCCACAACCCCCGAGCGTCGACCTTCCGGCGCAACTTCAACAGTCGTTCGAAGGCACGATCTCTCACGCGGAGATAGGGGTTTTCGATCGGTGCGCCAGTCCGCGGGTGCGCGCATACTGCGCCGTTCCGCTCGACGTTCGCGACCGCCTCCACGAACTCCGCCCACGCGTCCGCGTAGAGGCTCGCCAAATCCTCCGGCACGCCGTTTCCCGCCAGGACTCGCAGCGCTTCCGCGCGGTCCGCCCGCATCGCCGCCGAAACCTCGCCCGACTCGGCGGCCGGCTGAGCCGCGGCCTTCGCGCCGCCCGCTCCTGCCCCGCTCTCCCGCCGCTTCGGCGCGGCTTTCGTCGTCACTTTGCCCACGGCTTGATACCTCCGAACGGCAACAACGCATCCTCGGTCCAAGCGTCGCCGACGCCAGACGCGGCGCGCGCTTCCGCAACTCCTGAACCCAACTCCACGGCCCGCAACTCGCCCTCGATTCGCCGCACCATCTCGAATTCCGGCCCGCCCTCGGTAAGGTCGAACTGTTCGAACCGCGGGTTATTGTTGAGGTTCATGCTCCCGCGCGCGAGCAGCCGCAGCCCGCGCCCTTCGACCGTCGCAATCTTGGCGTGATTCAGGCAGACCCGAACCGAGCCGGGCCCGAACCGCGCGACCCAGCGCTCGAGCAGTGCCCGGTTACGTTGCGCGGCCGAGTAATCGACCACCAACAACCCCGAGGCGATCGACCCATCGCCGAGCAGCCCCTCGAAACACTGGACCTCATAGTCCGCGATGCACCAGGTCCACACCGACACCGCAGCCGGCGCCACTTCGCCGACCAAATACCGCACCGCGTCAATCATCGACCATTGCCCGCGGGTCACCGCGAAAACGTCGCAGCCGGCGACAACCGGGCCGATGCACTGCGCCACGCTCGCGAACGACTCGACGGCCCGCGCCGCTCGACGCGCCCGCCTCGAGCCCGATGCCGTTTCTACCTTGCTACTCGCCATCGCTTCCCCTCCGGAGCTTGCACGCCCCACCCCTTTCTAGCCGCCCGTTTCCTGAAGCCAATCCTCAAGACGTTTCGGCCCGCCGCCCGAAGTTTCGACCTTCTCGACCTTCGATCGCGCCGCAGGGGTTAGGCCGAACTCCACGAGCCCGCTCTTGTAACGTCGCCACGCGTCGTTTCGATCCGCCAGCGCCGGGTGCGCGCGGTACATGATGCCGCCCTGTTCGCTCTCGCTGCGGTAGTAACCGCTCCCCAGCTTCCGCAACTCGTCGCACGCCGCCCGATAGTCCGCCCACGCCTCGCACGTTGCGCGAAGCGCCGGCACGTCGGCCATCGTGAGCACTCGCATTCCGACGAGCAGCGGCACGAGCTCCAGCCAATGTTCCGACGCAACCTCTCCCAACCCCGCCGGAGGAGCCATGGACGCCGCCGCCACCTTCGGCGACGGCTCCTTCACGTTCGCTCGACCGGCCCGCTCGGTGCCTCGAGCGGCCTTGACCTTCGACGGGAGCGGCCGGCGGCCCGCCATCAGCCCCCCGGACCCCTTTTTCCTGCCATTTTGGCGTTGTCGCTCTGAACC